ACGCTATTTATATTGACTCAGCGGCACAGCAGATGAGATTTGATTTAGCGCAGGAATATGATATTTCGACCATTAATGCTACCAAAAGCGTACTAGACGGGATTGCGTCAGTCGCTACTATTATAGATAACGATAGGCTAATAGTTGATCAGAGGTGTAAAGACACTCTTATGTCACTAGATGCCTACCAGTGGAATCCTAATGTTAATTTAATAACAGAGAAGCCTGTTCATAACATTGCTTCACATATGGCGGATGCCTTACGGTATGCGCTATATACCTTTGTAGCTTCCGAAATAACCTTTTAAGGGTATTTTAGTAGATGAGTTTTCTGGGTACAGCAAAACAATCGTACCACCAATGAAAAACATCTCTTGACTTTTAGCTATAAGTTTGATATAATAATCCAAATATAGAAATTTTGTAAGAAAAATACTTTATGAGTGAACTTAAACGCGATAAAATAAAATACATTAGAGACCGCGCAAAGAGTGCATACATAAAAGACGAAGAATGTTACATCTGTGGCGGAGTCGAGGACTTGGACTTCCACCACTTCTTTAGTGTAACAGAACTTCTTAACAAGTGGATTAAGGAAAAGAACCTCGTTATATTGACGGCTGAAGATATGATGGGTATTAGAGATGAGTTTATCGACTCGCATCACAAAGAAATTTATGATGATACGGTTACTCTCTGTCATACGCATCACTTAAAACTTCACTCGATATACGGGAAGAAGCCTTCTTTAATTACTGGCCCCAAGCAGCAACGCTGGGTTAACAAAAGAAGAGATAAAGAGTATGGGAATGTTAGATAGATTAGGGTTACGCAAGTTAAACCCTGCACAACCTCGAATTGCTGACGGAGAAGGCGTAACTAGCGCTCAACACTTTTCAGTACCCTATGAAAGGGCATTTGAAAAACTGGAAGTAGTTAATCGAGGTGTAAATATGATTGTCGACGCAGCCGCACAAATAGGTGTGGATGTTGGGGACAAAGAAGCATTTCCAGGTATAGCAACTATTAGACATAAGAAGTTAGCTACCTTACTAAATAGACAGCCTAATCCGTTCCAAAATGCGGACGCTTTTAGGAGACAAATCTTTTTAGATTTGATATTAGATGGTAACTGCTTTATGTATTATGATGGTGTGCACTTATACCACTTACCTGCGAGCAATGTAGTAATACACCCAGATAAGAAAACATTTATTAAAGGATATGAATACAGCGACATTAAGTATAAGCCTGAAGAAATTATTCACATCCAAGATAACTCATCAAAATCTATCTATCGAGGTACATCTCGATTGATATCAGCAAGGGATACGTTAAACTTGCTGTACAACATGAGAGACTTTCAGGGCAACTTCTTCAAAAATGGAGCAGTACCTGGACTAGTACTAAAGAGTCCAAATACTCTTAGTACTAAGGTTAAAGAAAGACTAATTAACTCTTGGTCACAAAGATACAACCCTAAAAGTGGTGGTCGCAGACCTCTAGTTTTAGATGGTGGCTTAGAGATAGATAAAATGTCTGATGTTGATTTTAAAAAGTTAGATTTTGAAGAGTCTGTGAAAAACTTAGAGGACACTGTCCTTAGAGTTCTAGGTATTCCATCCATATTATTGAAAGGTGGAAACAATGCAAATATTAGACCTAATCACAGACTGATGTATCAAGAAACCGTTTTACCACTAGTTAGAAAAGTAATCAGTGGTTTAGAACGATATTTTGGTTATGACCTTGCAGCAGTACTAGAAGACCTCTCGCCTTTACAGCCAGAGTTAGATGAAAAAGCAAAATACTACAGCACTTTAGTCAACGGGGGAGTTATTACTCCTAACGAAGCTAGAGAGGCCCTAAGATTAGAAAAGATAGAGGGTCATGACGATATACGCATACCAGCCAACGTGGCAGGTAGTGCAGGCAACCCCTCCGAGGGCGGGCGACCAACTGAGGATGAAGAGGTAGAGGACGAAGGAGACAATGAATAAAAAGTTTCAAATTAACTCATTATTTGATGTTGTTGAAAAAGAGCAGTCAGATGACAACTCTCCTTTAACAATTAAAGGTTATGCGAATACTGTATCCAAAGACCGAGCGGGCGACGTTATCGTTAAAGAAGCTTGGGAAAAGGGAGCTATGGATGATTATTTAAAGAATCCAATCGTTCTTGCTTTCCATGATTACTCACGTCCAGTGGGTACGACTATTAGTCACAGTGTGACTGATAAGGGCTTGGAAATCGTTGCTGAAATAAGCAAAGCTGCAGGTGAGGTGTACAACCTAATTAAAGATGGCGTTTTAAGGACGTTCAGTGTAGGCTTTAGCATTAAAGATGCAGACTACGACAGGGCAGAAGATACCTTTTTCATTAAAGATTTATCTTTATATGAAATAAGTGTAGTTTCGGTTCCTGCAAATCAGAATTCTACATTTTCTTTAGCAAAATCATTTGATTCAGAAGAAGCCTATAAAGCTTACAAAGAATCTTATGCACCTTCAAAAGTTGCAACAGTTACTGTTGTTACTGATGAAGTTGTAAAAGAAGAAGTAGATGTAAACATAATTGAGAAGGAATCTTCTCAGGATAATATTCTTAAGGACATTAACATGACACAAGAAGAAATACAAGAGACTATGGAGCAAACAGCTCAAAAAGCTGTAGACGCTTATAAGGCAGAAGTCGCTGAGAAGGAAACTTCCCTTAAGGCTGAAGCTGAACTAGATAGTTTAAAAATTGGGAAAACCCAAGCGGACAAAGTCGTTGAGGCTTTAGAAGCAAAAATTAAAGACTCAGATGACAACTATGCGAAAGCAATAGAAGAAATGTCAGCTGAACTTAAAAATAACAAAGATGAGTTAGCTGCATTAGCTAAGTCAAAGATGAGTTTTTCTGAAGCAGGCGCAAATGAGCCTACAGCAGACGAACTTAACGCTGCGTATATTACGTCAAAAATTACTGGTAAGAGCGTTGATCAATTAAGCTACGGTAAGAAGCTAATTGAGAAAGCAACTCGTTGGGCAGATGCCGATTGGGAAACTACTTGGAACTCAAACATATTCCAAGGTATTCAAAATCGTGTAGTTGTTGAACCTGTATTCCAGCAAATGGCAATGAATGCACGCGTGATGAACTTCCCATTCAATCCAGATACTGGAATGGATGCTACTTGGGTAACAACTGGTAACCTAAATGATGGTGACGCAGTTGGTACAGCATTTAACGATGCTTCATCTGGTGCAGTAGCGGCACATGGCTTAACAGAGGTCACACTGACCGCTCATAAGCTAGCTACTCGTGAATACATTGGTTACGAAGAAGATGAAGACTCAATTATACCTATCGCAGGTATTGTTCGTGACGCAATCGTTCGTAGAATGGCACGCACATCTGACGCTTCAATTCTAGGTACTGGTCAAACAGCACCATTTACTGAATTAGAAGAGTTAGCTGGTGGTCACTCTGGTAACAACGTAACTACTGGTAGTACAACTGACTTGTTTGTAAAAGCAGAGCTTCACACAGCTCGTACAAACATGGGACAGTGGGGTATGAACCCTGCAGACCTAGTTTGTTTCCTAAGTCAGGCACAATACTACAGTTTAGTAACTGATACTGATGTTACTACTGTCGATAAGTACGGTGATAACGCTACAATCTTAACTGGTGAGCTTGGTAAACTATGGGGTATCCCGCTAATCGTATCTGACGCTTTTGAAGCGGCAGCTGCAGCTAAAGCGGTTGGTATTCTAGTTAACCCTTCTAATTACCTAATTGGTAATCATAGAGGCTTAACAATTGAGATGGCTACTGACGTAGTTGCTCAACAAAGAGCAATTGTTGCGACTCGTCGCTTTGGCTTTATCGCTAAAGAGGCTGGAGCAGCAGGTAAAGCTTCAATGGCTTTAATCTTAACAGCAGCTAGCTAATAGCATAAGTTAGTATTTAACTGGCGGGGCAACCCGCCGGTTTTTACAAGTATTTGGGAATAAGGAATGGCAGATTTAGTTACAGTAAGTGATTATAAAACATATGCAGGAATAAGTAGCAACACACGTGATGCGACTATAAACAACTTAAAGGCCCAAGTTAGTACACTTATAAAAACCTATTGTGGTCGTAGTTTTATCGACTACTATAGTACGGCAAAGACAGAATACTTTGACATTGTTAAAGGTGAAACTTCTCTCTTTCCAACAGAACTTCCTATCGCGGAAGTTGTACAAATATTTGAGCGTGATAGCTCAAAGACGGATAAACAAACCGTTGAATTAAACCTCGCAGATAGTAACAATTACTATCTATTGAGCTCTGGTACTCCACAATGTACCTTATCAACAAAAACTACAGAAACAACTTGTCATAACAATGATACCTTCACGGGTTCAGGTTTAAACGATCTAACAGTCACTGGTTACAACGCAAATACGTCGTCAGGTGAAGTAGGACGAAGTTATCAAGTACAAATTGTTCAAACAGGAAGTCCAGATACTTTTAAGTGGTCTAGGGACGGTGGTTCGAATTGGTATACAGGCGTAGTGGCAATAACAGGCTCTAGTCAAATTTTAGAAGGGGACGTCGCTGTAACCTTCAATGCTACAACAGGACATACAGCTGGAGACAACTGGGCTTTTACAGCCGAAAGATGGACTGGTGAGTGTAGCAACACTTCATATACAACTCAAGCAACTTGTGAGGCAGCCAATGAATTTTGGATTGCTGACAGGGATTACGAATTAGATGCTGATGGTCAAGAGATTACTCGTACGAGATTATCTTTTCCTGCTGGTACTAAGTCAGTTAAGTTGGTATATAAAGGTGGATATTCCGCTGTTCCAGGGGATTTGAAGTTAGCAGTGTATGATTTAATTACTTATTATTTAAAGAAAGAAGCGACTCCCGCTAAATCAATGCCTGGCTCAGAAATTAAAAATGTAACAAAGAGTCAGACCCTCCATTCAGAATTTCCTCCACACATAAAGCGTATCTTGGAGCATTATAGGCACATTAGCTAATGGCTAAGATCAAGACTACTGTTAAATACCAATATAAGGGTAAAACGAAACTTTCTCCTAAAGAATTTATTGCTCCTTTTCAAAAGGGGTTTTCGCGTACAGAATCTGATGACTGGGCAAAAAAGAAAGGAGGTATAGACTCTAAACCCCATGTAGTTGTATTACAGCCTGATTTTATGAGAGATGAGAAGGATGGTAAAACAGTTTTAACAAGACCAGATATAACCAAAGACGAGTTAATGGCCGTAGCACAGAAAGCAGTAGTTAACTGGCGTCCTGTAGGAAAGCTTCAAAAGGCAATAAAAGAGTATAATCTTAAACAGTTTAAAAGAACAAAACATAATGACTATGTCATAGTTTATAATTTTAATCACTCTAGGGCTCTATTTGATAAGTTAAAGACTGCTGGGCTAGTTCGAGGAGCCGGATTCACTGATAGAGGGCATACTACAGCTAAAACAAGATATCACGCAGAATCGGAAGTAGATAAACTACCAGACTTTCCAAAATGGGGAGCTGGAAGTCATAAAGGAGCTTATTTAGCTACTAGGGGTTTAAAGAAAACCCTAGTAGAAGAATCATCTCTACTTACTCCATTTATAACCCATGAATGGTTAGTCCGAGTTAACCGTGAAGTATCAAAAATTGCGGGTATGGAACAATTTTTGATAATTGTTCCAGAAGCTGCTTGGAAAAACAGAAGTAAAAAAGAGGAAAGGGAGCTTAAAAGTACGTATAAAAGACTTATAAAAGCGTGGCTAGACTCCCTGGACGCTGATGATATATTAAGCATAGCACACTCTAAGACCACGGAACAACTTCTTAGTGATAAAATAACTGATTTATTAGTAGGTAAGAAAGTAGCAGCTTATAATAAGAAAGGAAGCAAGAAACATAAAGGGAAGAAAAGAAAAATAGCTCTCGGTACACTTGCAATTGCTAAACCCCCTCCATTAAGAACTTCTGGGGGTAAGTTCACTTCAGCAATGAATATACAAGCTATACTTGATAATAGAATTAAAGAGGAAGTAGCAGATAACATGGGTAAAGGAGGAGCTTTAGTTTATAGGACAGGAAGATTTGCAGAGTCGGTTTCAGTAACAAAGGTTATGCAATCTAGACAGGGAGCTTTAACAGCTTTTTATACTTATATGAAAGCACCTTACCAAACCTTTGAAAGAGGGTATGCACAGGGGTCACTTAGAAGAGACCCCAGAAAACTTATTGCTGCTTCTATAAGGGAAATAGCTAGAGAAACTTTAAATCACAAGTTACAAATTAGGACTAGGAGAGTATAATGGCAGCAAAGGCGCGTTCAGGAATTACTAATGCTATTATTACAGAACTTAAAAAGATAGATGGCGGAGGAGATTATTCAGTAGATTTAGCTGATAATGTTACTAACAAACTTATATTTTGGGACGAAGTGAACGACTTCCCTTTTGTTAGTGTAGTTCCTGGCAACGAAGTAAGAGAATATCACCCCGGTGGGTTTAAATGGGGTCACTTAGGCATCAATATTAGAGCCTATGTACATGGCGAAGAGCCATTAGATGAACTTGAAAAAGTTCTATATGAAATTGAAACTCAGTTGGACGCTGACCAGACATTAACTTATGATACTGGCAAGACAACTGAGCAGATAACAGTTTTATCAATCGCTACGGACGAAGGCTTATTGGCACCGTACGGGGTTGGTGAAATAACCTGTGAAATCAGGTATCAAGTAACCTAACGTAATAACAGACAATAGTCAAGATTATTACAAAGGCAAGAAAAGAAGAAGGAGACCTTTATGGCACTTTCATTAAGCAGAAATGCAACGGTTATTCTATCTTACCAGGCAAGTACAGCCACCGCATGGGACGGTGCTGGAAGAGAGCCTAGTGAGGCGAATACATTTGAAATTCCGGTTTTAGACGGATTTTCATTTTCACAAGCAACGGGTACGCAAAACGTAACGTTGAACGAAGCAGGAGCATCTCCAAAACGTGGTCAATCGATATTTAATACATCAATTGAACCCGTGGATTGGAGTTTTACTACTTATATGCGTCCTAGAATTGACGACTTAAGCACTGACCTTCATGGTATGACTGAAAAAATACTATGGAATGCGTTGGTATCTGGTACTAAAACGGATAACGTAGGTACTGGTGGTATTACATCTACTGCTGCGGCATGTACTGTTGATTTAGAAGAATCAAATAAGAATCAGTTATTAAAACTAACTGGTTGGTTCGTTTTTTCTGATTCTAGTACTAATTATAGACTAAAAAACATGTGTGTAAACTCAGCATCAATGGACTTTGATGTTGATGGTATCGCACAAATAACATGGTCGGGATATGCAGAAGCAATTGATGCTGTCGCAGCGGGCGCTACACCTACTACAGGTGATGACGCTACTGACGGATACGCACTTGCTCCAGCAACAGCGGACTTTATTCTAAATAGACTAAGCACTGTAGTACTAACCTCTAGTATTTCAGGCAGTTCTAAAAATTACACCTTTGCACTCACTGGTGGTAATGTAACTATTGATAATGGTATCTCTTATGTGACACCAGAATCCTTAGGTAGAATTAATGTTCCAATCGGCCACCAAACTGGCACCAGAGCGGTTTCGGGTAGCTTTACAGCTTACCTAGATACTGCTGCTCTAAGTACCAAGATTATGTACGACGATATCCTAGCGGATATTAATGCAGCAGATCCTGATACTATTACTAATGTCTTCACTATTGAATTGAAGATAGGTGGAGCATCTGCTCCAAATGTAGTATTCCTAATGCCGAAAGCTCACCTAGAGTTACCATCTCTAGATACAGCTGACGTTATGGGTGTTACTATTACTTGGACAGCATTAGAAGATGGGTTCGGTTCAGGAAACGACGAAGCTACAATTGCTTACACAGGTTTAACTGTAGTATAAATGTAGTTCTTTATAGTGAGGTATCTCATGTACCTCACTATTTTTTAAATTTTATAACAAAAGGTAAATATTATGACAGAAACAACCGCCCCGAGTGGAGCAGCATTTCAGAGTTTATCTGATTTACTTACTCCAAGTAAAGAAGCAAACCTTGAATTTCCCGGTTATGACGGGTTTAAAATCAAAGTTACTTACTTAGCAAGAGAGGAATTGCTAAAACTTCGCAAGAAGTCAATTACTACGAAAATTAATCGTAGAACTAGACAACCTGAAGAAGAATTAAACGAAGAAGTTTTCCTCAAAGAATACACAAAAGCCGTAGTCAAAGGCTGGTCTGGGTTAAAGATGAAATACTTAGTTCAACTTATACCTGTAGACGAAGACAAAATCTCCGACATGGAATCAGAGTTACCATTTACTCTAGAAAATGCTTTAGTCATGATGGAAAATTCTAATGATTTTGACGCATGGTTAACTGAAACTGTAGGTGATTTAACAAATTTTACGACGACCAGTTAGAGTACTGGACAAGTCGTTTAACTGAACATTTCCAAGGTACAGGTCAAGGATTTGACAAACAAAAACGTATCGATATGATGATTCAGATGGAAGAGAACGACATGGAAGTCGACTGGTCTGAATTAGATAGAGACGCGGGAGAGAACTGGCCTATATTGTTTCAGCAAGCTTTTCAGGTGTGGGGTTATTTAACTGATAACTGGGACGGTATGAGTGGCAATTACTTCGGTAAGCATATGTCTGGTATTCAAGATATTATGAATATTCTTGAAGTTACTGAACAGCGAGAAGTATTAAAAATAGTTAAAATTATTGATGGTAAATACGCAAAAGAAGTCAATAAGAAAAACAAAGACGCACACAAAAAGAAGTAATCTATGGCTGAAAAAATTGTAAAAAAAGTCAAAATTGTAGTAACTGACGATGGCAGCTTAAAAAACGTTAGTAAAAATTCTCAAGAACTGAATCGTAATATGAAGGGACTGTCTAAACAGTCTTCTAATGCGTCTAAAAACTTTTCCAAAACTGCTCAAGGCATGCAAGGTGTCTTGGTTCCTGCTTACGCAGAAGTCGCAGCTAGGGTATTCGCCCTAACTGCAGTATACCAGGCTTTAAATAAAGCCGCTGATTTTAAAATATTAATGCAAGGTCAAGCTGAGTACGCCAAGAAAACTGGTAAAAACATGGCAGACATTGCTAGACAAGTACAGAAAGCTTCTAAAGGAATGTTGAATTTTGCGGACGCTTCCTCACAAGTAGCTCTAGCTACAACATCTGGAATTTCTTCCAGTCAAATAGTAAAAATGACAAAAGCTGCAGTAGACTCATCTACTGCTTTAGGTCGTTCTGTACAAGATACTATGGATCGTTTGACTCGTGGTATTGTAAAGGCTGAGCCTGAAATACTTGACGAAATTGGTGTTATTATTCGACTTGATAAGGTTTATAAAGATTATGCCGAATCAGTTAGTAAAAGCACACAAGAATTAACAGAAGGTGAAAAAGCTACAGCTAGATACACTGCTATTATGGGGCAGTTAGAAACTAAATTTGGAGGAATATCAGATAAGGTAGACCCTAACTATATGAGAGCTGCAGCAGCGGCTACCATGGATATTTTAGCACAATCTAGTGCTAAACTTGTAGGACTTGTTGACCCTATTTTAAAATTCTTATCTGAAACTAAGGCAGCTATCGTTGTAATTTTAGCAGTAATAGTTAAAAACATAGCAGGTAAAGTTTTTCCCGCATTTACAAAACTTGGAGCTTCCGTTGCTGCTTATCCTTTGAAGATGTCAGCGGCTGTTAATAAATTAACAGCCGATATTCATAGAATGAATAATGAAATGGCCAAAGCTAGGGCTATTTCCACAGATTTAAGTGCTAGAGTTGATAAGTCAATGCCTGCGAAATGGCGTGGAGGTGCATTTAAAGCAGGAGGCGACCCCAAGCGGAATCTTAAAAGTATGGGTGCTTCTTTGCGAATGGCTGAAGGTCATATGGGAGCAGGAGCCAGTATATCATCAGGTAAATATGCAGGTATGACAAGGGCTCAGCTTAATGTAATGAAGCTAGACCATAAAGCTTTACAAGCAGAAATAGGTAAGACTCATACTCAGACGCAAGTATGGTTAGCTCAAGGCAGTATTGGTATAGCTAAATTTAATAGATTAAAAATGCAGACCAAAATGTTATTTGCTAGTGCTGCTGCCTCTGCAACTCAATACTTTACTACTACAAAACAATTAATAGCTGATAGAGGCTTATTGATGGGAACAGCAGCAGGATTAAAAGCTGTATCTTTAGGATGGACTGAAGCATCAGTTAAAGCAGGTATTTATAATAAAGTATTGGAAGGAACTAAAGCTGTAACAGGATATGTAGGAGTAATGACTGCTTTTATGGGTAAAATGATTAGTAAAGCATTTGGCTGGCTAATTGCTTTAACTTTAATTGTAAGTGTTGGAAAAATGTTACTTGATATATTTATAGATTTTGATACTAATCTTAAAAGGGCATCAGATTCTGCGAGAAAACTTAGCAAGGAATTAGAAGATCAGCAAAGGTTATTTGATGAGAGACCCGAATACCTCAATTTCGAAGGAGCTGCACAAAGTTTTGACGAAGCAATGGAAAATATTACTTTTCAAGATAACTTTGCTTCTTCTTTATATGAAAGTTCAAGTACTGCAATGAAAGCGCTTAGTAAAGATTTAGGCGAAATGGGGTTCTGGGAAGGGTTTATTGACTCTATCAAAGGAATATTTGGTAAAGGATTAATTGATAATATGGCGGATTCTGCGGGGTCTATAGCAGAAATGACCGCAAAAGCTTATCCAGATATAGCTAAAAAGATGCGTTCAAATTATGCTGTTAACCCAGACGAAAAGATATTTGATAAACAAGCTTATAAAAGAGAGTACTATAAATGGTACGCAGATCAAGGGCCTTTTAGTGGGGATAGAAGCATGGAGGCTTTCGGGGGAACTAGTAGAGGGAGTAAAGGTAAGTTTGAAAGAGCTAAAGGAATGATAGATAAGATACGGGAGATAGAGTCAAATAAAGATTTATCCTTATATGAAAAGAAAAGACAGTTAGCAGACATTACTCAAGAATATACTGATTTAATAGAAAAAGAAGCTAAATTATCAGAGAAAAGAGTAAATGACGCTAAAGCTTTGACAGATGCTTTTGAAAACTTATCAAAATCATCAAAGAAATTTGAAACTAGTTTATTAACAAAAACGGGGGTTCATGATGCGGCAGTTGAATATAAGAAAATAGACGCCATACTGAAAAATGACGCCTTAACTTCTAATACAAAACTTCTGAAACTTGTAAAAGAGGGGATTTATAGCGGTCAATATGCTGCAGACACATACAGGGACGAAGAAGGTACTCTAGGTCAAGCTCCTAAAGATTTGGAACTTAAGAAACTAATGGAAATGGGTGGGTTAGCTCATTTAACAGAGGATTGGGAGGCACTAGATAAGAAATTAATGAATGCTATTACTGCTAGGCTGAAAGGAGAAAGAGAACTTAAAGAACTTAAGGTATTTGGTAATAGTGCATTAGAGGAACAAGCCAAAAAACAACAATTTATAGCGGAACTTAATCTAACTGAGAAAAGAGAATCTTTGAGGTTATTAAAAGAGAATACAACTGCTACTGAGCATGATATAAGGCAAGCGGAAACTAAATTAGCTATAGCCGAGAAAGAAGTTAATGATGTTGGGAAGATAGCCCTAAAACAAGCGGAATACAGAGCTAAACTTGAGGGTAGAACTCTTAGTATTATGGAAAAAATAAATGCTTTAAAGAAGGATTGGGGAGATAGTCCTTTTTGGGGTAAAATGGAAGCGGACGAGGGAACTTCATTTTTTACTAAGTATATACAGAATTTAGATAAATCTATACAAAAGCAAAATAAACTTAATTTACTTTTAGCAAACTTTCGCTATTTATCTTCTGGAGAACAGGGGCAAATTAGACAGGCACTGAACAAATCTCTACAGTTTAGTTCTTGGAGTGGCATGGGTAATATGGAGTGGAAGGACTCAATAATAAATGACTCAATGCTCAAAGGAATTGGAGAAAAAGAATATAAAAGAAACCGTACTGCAGAATTAATAAGTGAGAATCCTATACTTAAAATGCATAAACCTGTTATAGATTTATACTTTAAAGTAGAAAAACTTAGAGCAAAAAATTTAGATAAAGACCTACTACTTCAAGCAGAAAAAATGATGCTTGAAACAGAATATAAACTAGCTTTAGAAGCTGAACTAGACGCTAAATGGAAGGAAAGAGCAGATGTCTTTGGCGGAGCAATGAAAACAATTGCTGATGGATTTGGTTCTGCTATAAGTAGTTATTTTAATGATATATTCATGAATAAGAAGCCTGAGAAAGGCGCTTTTAGAACTGCTATGGCTCAAGCCTTTGCAAGTGCTGGTTCAAACATGATTGGTAATATGATGCAAAAGCAGGTCTTTGGAAGAACGGGACTTGTATCAGGCATGCTTAAAGCGGGCGGTATGAGTGATAAATGGCTTGATACTTTATTCCCTAAAACAGAATTAGAATTAGCACAAGAAAGAACTAGTCTTCTTAGAGACATGTTGGTTGAACTAGAAGAACTTAATGAAAAAAGAAAAATTACTGGTTCTGTATATCCTGGAGACCCCAATAATGTAGTACCGGGAGGACTAGCTAGTCTCAAGGCTTTAGCCAACCACTCTTTATTCAACCAAGGAAGTGGAGGTAGAAGTTCTCTATTAAGTAACCCTACTAACTCTAGTTATTTCAACCAAGGAAGTGGAGGTAGAAGTTCTCTATTAAGTAACCCTAC